TTTGCTGGCAAGATTTACAATCAATTTAAAATCATTGGCTTTCTTTGTCAGGAAGCGCCGTGAGCCTTTAAATCCCCAATAAGTATTTACGCTTGGTGGATAAGGTAAATTTAGTTCTATCATAGTTCGTAATCTCAGTTATAATACAAGTGGCATTTTGCCATATATGAAAGGAATATGATATGACTAAGTTACTCTACAGCGACCTCCGGCAAATCAATGTAAACGAACATACTGAGAAGAAAGGAAAATTAACATACCTCTCTTGGGCATGGGCTGTTCACTATCTGCTGGAAGATGATCCGTCAGCAAATTGGAAGTATGGAGAGCCAAAGATGTTTGGCGAGACGATGATGGTCTTTTGCAGTGTCACAGCGTTTGGCAAAACAATGACTGCACAGCTACCTGTCTTAGACTACCAAAACAAGGCAATTAAAAATCCTTCTGCAATGGATGTAAACACGGCAATGCAGAGATGCCTAGCCAAAGCTATCGCATTACATGGCATCGGCTTATATATCTACGCTGGTGAAGATTTACCATTAGTTGAGGTAGATGACTATGCGATAGAAGAGCAGATCACGGTCGCGATACGAATGATTGAGAGCAGCCAAACAATAGAAGAGCTAAAGACTAACTACTTCCCGGCTGCTGATACGTTTAAGAGCAATCCAGAAGCAACGATCCGTCTAGCTACCTCTAAAAACAAACGCAAAGGAGAATTAGCATGAGTCCATCATCACAGAATTTTTGGCTACTAGGGCAACTAAAGAAGAAGCGGCGCTTAACATCTCTGGATGCAATGAAAGAGGCCCAATGTATGAGACTGTCAGCTAGAGTTTATGATTTGCGCTGCATGGGCTATAACATACACACTGAGAATGTCTGGCTCGATAGCGGCAAGGTCATTGGGAGGTACTTTCTAAAATGATAGCTCAGGGGTCACCAGAATGGTTTGCACAACGGCTAGGCCATGTCACAGCGTCTAGGATGAGCGATGTATTAGCAAAGGGTAAATCAGGAGAAGCTGTTACTCGTGAGAAGTACAGGATGCAGATTATCGCTGAACGTATAACTAATAGCGTTGCTGATAGCTTCACAAGTGCTGCAATGGAGTGGGGTGTTGAACAAGAGAAGTTTGCCAGAATACGCTACGAGGCCGATACAGGCTATTTTGTAGACGAGGCAGAGTTCTGTAACCATCCTACGATAAAGTGGCTTGGCGCTAGTCCTGATGGCGTTATAAGCGGTGTTAATGCCTTAATCGAGATTAAGTGTCCTAACAGAGAGACTCATCTAAAATATAGACTCGATAACAAGCCACCTGCTGCTTACATTAATCAGATGCAGTGCCAAATGTGGGTAACGGGTGCTGAATGGTGCGATTTTGTAAGCTATGACCCACGAGTGCCTGAGCATTTACAGCTATTTGTCTCAAGACTGCGGAGAGATAACGATCTAATAGCTAAGATGGAGATCGAAACAATCAAGTTTCTAAGTGAAGTAGAAGAAGCAATTAATCAACTGGAGAGAAAATAATGTCATCAGATTTAAACCAATGTAGTTTTATAGGCAGACTTGGGAAAGCACCAGAAACCCGCGTAACTCCCAATGGAGACGCAGTTACAAACTTCTCTATAGCTTGTGGCTGGAAAACTAAAAGCAAAGAAGGTACAGAATGGGTAAATATATCTACCTTTGGCAAGCTGGCAGAAATCTGCGCTCAGTACCTAGATAAAGGCTCACAAGTCTATGTGCAGGGCAAAATGAAAACAGATAAATTTGAGGACAAGAACGGCGTTACCAAGTACAGCACCAAGATTAGTGCAGATACGGTGCAGTTTCTAGGCAAGGGCAAGGAGTCTGAGCCTAAGCATGATTCACGAAATATGCCAGCTACAGACCCGTACAAAACGCCTTTTGACGATATGCCTGACGATTTGCCGTTCTGATGTACAATTAATTTGCGTGATTGGTAGTTGCGCTCTTTGGGCTGCGAGGAATCGTGGCCCTTTTTTTGTCTGTAAATATAGTTGACAACTGTAATACTTCTATATAATATCTCTACATCAGGTTCATTTTGAGTCTGACTACAGGAGATACAAATGAGTAAATATGACGAGTTCTTCCCACGCCAAAAGCGCCCACCATTCGAGCCTACACCGTGGTTTATAATAATTATTGTTGTAATGTCTATAGCCTTTACATCGTACCTCTCACAATCTTGCTAGGAGCTAAAAATGTCATTCGATAAATTTCTGCTAAGTAATCCAACAGACTTTCAAGTAGCGGCAGCTAGGTTAGTAATAAGTTTCTCACGAGCAGATAACGAAACTAAAGCCAACCTATTAGACTCATACTTTGCAATGGTCAGACAGTATGAGGAAGCTAAGTACCACAACAGAGAGCAGGAGCAGAATCAGGGCTTGGACGAGGTGCTTGACGATCCACGTCACGGGCAGGCTGAACCATTAAACAGAGGTCACTTCTAATGAATGAATTTGAGGTAACACAAATGCTGCGTGATGCGATTGACCAAGACCCCAAAGGTAGGGTGTGGCACGTTAACACTAAACACCTAGTGGCGTTTGCACAGATGGTTGCTGATAAGACCAAGCGGGAATTAGAGAGTAGCCCAGAAGAGTTTGATAACTGGTGCAAAGAATCTGATGATGGCGCTGATGATGGTGGGGTTAAATGCAAAACTCATCCAGATGCGCCGCATGGATTCGCACGGAATGCATCACACAATGCAGGTAGATATGTTTGTGAGTGTGAACATTGGAAAGAAAATGAAAGCGAACCGTATAAGGACAGCGAATCGGCAAAAGCTCTGTACGAGACATGGAACAACCAGCCGGGTTACGTCCAGTGGCAGGACGGAGGTAACTCACATATGCAGGATAAAGCCAGAGAGATGACATCTAAGGTTGCATTGGCTGTTGCTACTGAGTTCGGTATTGATATTGAGAAGGGGGAATGGGTAGGGCTGACGGATGAGGAGGTTTTTGCAATAGCCAAAGAGCTTGGTTTGAAGTGTAGTCTTGGTGGTAATCCAAACATTGACATCGACTATGCCAGAGCCATTGAACAGCTATTAAAGCGGAAAAACACATGAGTACGCGAGAAGAGCTGGTGAAGGCGATGGATGATGCTAAGAGCGCTTATGATGCTACTGTTGCTGCCGGCGAATCTTGGTGTGATGCCAAGATATTTAGTGCGGCTTACGGTGTTTGGCGCTCAGCTAGTGTCGCTTTGCAGGATTACGACAAGGAGAACACATGAACTCAAATTACGATACTAGCCCCAGAACGCTCAGAGAGGGCGCTGAGCGCAATAAGTCTCACGATGGCTACCTACCATACCTAAACGCACCACGAGGGCTTGTAGGAGGCTACTCATCCGGCTCATGGGCTGAAGATGACAGGCGGCTGGTGCTGTGGATTAAAGTGGCGTTTGTAGCTGCCATAGGAGGTCTAATATGTATTATTCAGACGATTATCGCCAATTAGCATGGGATTCCTTATTAATTAAGGGATGGGGTAAAGATGTTCGTATGCAAAGTCTGATTGATATGTACAAAAAGGACTTTACAGAGCAGCAGTCTCCGTTCTCTGAGCTTAGAAGGTTTCCGTATATGTGGGATTTAGGTCTTTCAGCTAGGGTATTTGTGGCTCGATACATACCTAAGTTGTCAGCAAAGCTCTGGGATAGTCCACAGGACGCACAATATTGGCTAATGATGAATGGAGATAAAGTTAACAGACAGGACAATGCGGCTGATGCAGAGTCTAGGAGAAAGGACATTAATCTAATAAAAAAGTCGCTCAGAGACGATAAAAAGTCTAAAGAAGGAAAGGCTGAACGTAAAGAGCTATACGCAGCACACAGGCCCAGCGGGCAATGGAATGTATGTAAATAAATATAATACTCTGGTATAATTATGATATATATCAGGAGGAAGTATGGCACGAGCAGTATCTACAATTCGGGCGCTGTTAAAGGACTATGTGGGCGCGATCACACTGGCTGAGATAGATGCTAGATGTGACCTAAAGACCTGCGAAATCTCAATGGCCTTATGCTACTTACTAAAGCAGAGATATGTTACTAGAGTGCCTATAAAGTCTAATCTGATACTGGGCCGTAAAGAAGTCTGGCTGTATACCTACTACTCAAAGAGACAACCTATTGTGTCCTGAGTGCCAGATAGCAGAGAAGAACCCTAACTCTGGCTTATACCAATTCAATTGCCGCAGTTGCCGACAAAGACTAATATTAAAGAATAATTGCAGAGAAGTAAGAAAGAGGCTAGTCATCCAGTTCAGAAAATGGGGTGAGAACGAGGCAACAGAAGAGGGAGTTTGCAAGTGTAAGGAGTTCTGTTACAGGCAAAGGATGGTAGATGGACGAAGCTGATTACGCAAACGAGGAAGCAGAGCAAAGACTTACAGCCCTGATTAAACAGGCTAGGAAGCCTATTCCCAAAGGAATTCCGGGTGATTGCGACCTATGTGGCGAGTGGTCACGATTAGTAGATGGAGTATGCTCTCCATGTCGAGATCGTTACAAAATCAAATAGGAGAGATAAATGAGTCATTCACCACAGCAATTCGTACTAACACTACTGCACAGCATTACTAACGCTCACATACTGCACTTCCAGACCAAATCCTACAGCGAACACGTTGCATTAGGCACTTACTACACTGAGGTAGACGAGCTTGTAGACTCGTTCGTAGAGGCATATCAAGGCTGCTATGGGATCATAGATGACTATGAGAAGTATTATCTACTGCCTACACCACCATTAAAGTATCTAACAAGTCTAAGTAAGTATGTAGAAGATGAAAGAAAGAAGCTACCGCAAGATTCAGAGCTGCAAAATATAATAGATGAGATAGCACAACTAATCGACAGCACCATCTACAAGCTGAAATTCCTAGCATGATACGCATAGGATGAGGCCAACATACGAAACGCAACAAGATTTAAACAGAGAAAGGGATATTGCTTCTTACCTTGAAAAAACATGGTTTTGTGAGATGGCAAAAATGCCTGTTAGATACCATTTAGATTATGTAATGAAAAGGAAGGGAAGGGCCGTAGGTTTTTGTGAGATCAAGACAAGAAACTACACGATGGAGGCAATTAGTAATATGGGTGGCTATCTGCTTAGTATTGGCAAATGGTCATCAGCCAAGCAACTATATGACTGTAGCAAGTTACCATTTATTTTAGTAGTCTGTACATTGGACGCAATATGGTATGCAAAATTTACAGAGTTTGTACCAAATAGTGTAGAGGTAAAGGGCAGAACAGATAGGAATGATTGGCAGGATGTAGAGCCTTGCGTCCTATTGGATACAAAGTTATTTATAAGAATACCATTCGCCAACGAAATTAATTAACGGAAATAATATGATACGCATGGTCAAGACACATAACGGCTACCAAATCCACGAGATTATCTGTGATCCTAGTGGAATGCCAATAAGTAGCTTCCCGGCAATCATTCAAGGTATGACAAGATTAGACGCTATAAAGTACATGGAAGATGTAATAGATGCAGCCAAGCTACCAGCTATTAGACTCAACGAGAAGCGAGATATATGATGGTCATTAAAAAAGCAAGTAAAACTGGTAGACCACCCGGCCCCGGTAGACCAAAAGGGCTGGCAAATAAGTCTACAGTAGCCGCTCGAGAGGCCATTGCCCGGTTCGTTGATGGTAACGCTCACAGAGTGCAGATCTGGCTGGATGCGATAGCAGCAGAGAATGGGCCACTGATGGCGTTCCGATGCTATACAGACATGATTGAGTACCATGTACCAAAATTGAGCCGCACAGAACTCACAGGCAAGAATGATGGTCCAGTAGAAATCACGATAAAATGGAAAGCACCGAAATAGAGATGGACTACCAGCCCCGGCTGGCGTTCATGCCGTTTCATGAGAGGACAGAGCGCTGGGCTTGTCTAGTAGCTCACAGACGCGCAGGTAAGACCGTAGCAGCTATCAATGACTTGATACGAGCAGCGGCCCTCTGTGCTAGTCCTATGCCGTTATTTGCCTACATAGCTCCATACCGCAGTCAGGCTAAGTCAGTGGCATGGGAATACCTCAAGCATTACGCTAGACCAATACTCGCATCAGTCAATGAGTCTGATTTGTACGTTGACCTAGTCAATGGCGCACGAATACGGCTATTTGGGGCCGATAACGCTGATGCCATGAGAGGTTTGGGATTTGATGGGCTTTTTCTGGACGAATACGCAGATTTTAAGCCTAGTGTATTTGGCAATATCCTAAGACCTGCTCTATCAGACAAGCAAGGCTGGTGCGTGTTTGCATCAACTCCAAAGGGTAAGAATGCCTTTTGGACTATCTACAGTACCGCTCTAAGAATACCTAGCGAGTGGTTTTGCCTTAACCTGCCAGCATCAGTATCTAAGCTACTCCCAGATGGGGAGCTATCGGCTGCTAAAGCTCAACTGTCACCTGACCAGTATATGCAAGAGTATGAGTGTAGCTTCGAGGCGGCAATACTAGGAGCTTACTACGGTACAGAGATGCGAGAGGCTACAGAGCAGGGTCGCGTCACCAAAGTCAATTACGACAATAACGTGCCTGTCCACACTGCATTCGATCTTGGTTATAGGGATGATACGGCGGTCTGGTTTTATCAGGTAATTCGCGATGAAGTACATATAATTGATTATTACGCCGTTTCTGGTGCTAATATTGATGAAATTGCTGCAAATATCCTGTCAAGGCCGTATAATTTCGGTAAGCACTATTTACCTCATGATGCACGAGCTAAGACATTGGCGGCTGCTGGTAAGTCAGTAATTGAGCAATTAGCTGTACATTTTGGCATCAATAGCCTATCTATCGTGCCAGATCTGTCAGTGCAAGACGGTATACAGGCTGTTCGTAAAGTCTTGCCGCAGTGCTGGTTTGATGCAGACAAGTGCAGTGAAGGCATAGAGGCTTTACGTCAATACCAACGAGAGTATGATGAGGACAAGAAGGCGTTTCGGCAGACACCACGACATGACTGGTGTAGTCATCCGGCAGACGCTTTCCGAATGTTATCAATAGCTTGGCGGTCAGAGCCGCGAGTCAGACAACCTGATGCAGCTAAACCGCTGATGGTAGGAGAGCAAAACACAGCAACACTTAACGATGTGTGGGCGCAAGCAAATCAACCTAAGAGAGGCAGAATATGAGCATACAATCACCATTTAGATACCAGTACGAACACGTTGCAGCCAGTCAAACAGCACAAGTTCTAGGCGGCACAGGCGCAATCGGTGACTACATCCACAGACTAATATGTACAGTCACCACCGCTGCTACAGGCAATGTAGTTCTGGTAGACGGAACAGGCGTAGGCATATTGACCCATACAGTGCTACCTGCATCATGCGGCACAGGTATCAATGTCTACAATATCGAGATCAACGTTGCATCTACTACTGGTGCATGGAAAGTAACGACAGGAGCAGGTGTTGAGGTTATGGCTGTAGGCATATTCTCAGCATAATGCCTAGTCCTAAACAACTAGCTGCTGGACTACAGACCTATACGCCAAAGCGTACTTTGTTGAGTGAGACGGTCAATGGCGTTGAGATTACGCCGCAGCAGTCCGCTGCTCTATCTGCAACTAACCCTGCATACCAAGCAATGGACGCATACGGTGAACAGGCTAAAGCTAGATTAATTGGCGCACCAGCAGTAGACCCGTCACTGGACACCTTCGCAGAACAAGCTAGAGCTAGAATGATGGCTAGAAAAAATGCCCTCCGCTAAAGAACTAGCCAAAGCTCTAGCTAGGCAAGACTCAGTAACTAAACAGCCTCGTAATAGGTTTTTTGGCGCTATTGCTGACGCTGCTGGCTATTTATCAGATCAAGCCGACAGATATGTAGTACCTGAGCGCGATCCATTATTTGGCGGTATGCGTGGTGGTGATCTGCTGCCGCTAAGGAACGTCAACAGACTGCTAGACGATCTAAGCTACGGTGGGCGCATAACTACAGGCAGAGGACAGACTACAACGCTAAGGCCAGAAGTAGTTGATACTGTTGCGTTAGGCGGGGCAATGCGGCCTTTTATACAAAAAGGTGGTGAAGCTGCTCTAAAAACTCTAGCTGAACAGGTACAGAACAAAACGGGATTTGCAAGGCTTATGCCTGATACAAGAATGAGCATAGTGCCAGAAGGCGCGTCTATGCCGCAGCGACCTAAGACAGAGTTCGAGATACTGCACGACACAGCCCAGAGAAATGCTGCGCTACCAAAGGAGCAGGGTGGACTTGCTTTGCCATCTAGTAATACTGGTATGGATAGAGCTGCTGCTATGGGTGCGGTAGACTATTTGCATGGCACACAAAGATTAGACAGATTGCTATCTGGTAAAAATTTAGACCCTAAAAGAGCTACATCTGGGCCTATGCCATTTGGTACAGACACACCACCTGTTGCATCTGGTTACGCTATGAACAAACAAGACACTAGCAGAATGGCTGATGACATAGGTGGATTAGACCAATACTTTCAAGTATCTCCTAAGTCACTAGGGTTCAGAGGGAAAAATCCATACACAGTAGAACAAAGCTGGAATCATTTATCGCCAGAAGTTAAAACTGATATTTTAGATAAGTCTCGTAGAATTGGGTATAAAAACCCAGAAGAGGCAGAGGGTGCTTGGACATTGCATCCAACGTCAAAAGGAGCGCCATTCTCTCCTAGCCATTTTGAATACGAATTAAAGGCAGCTAAAGGAAACCCATTAGCCGCACTAAGAAGCGTGTACGGAGAAAGCGGTATGTTAGATGCGTATGCCCCATCTGAACTAGCTGATATTTACAAATTAGCTGGATACCCGCACGAAATTAGTCAGGCCAATGCTCCGTGGACATCTGCACAAGGTGTGTTGACAGGCAAGGCTATGATAAATAACCCATTAAAGACAAGTAATGTTGAAGAGATTAGAAGCACAGTCATACCTGCGTTAAAAGAAGCGTTTGCAAAAGATAAGACAAGACTAAAAACATCTGGTTCTGACGAGTGGGCAAAAGATGCTAGATATACGCCTAAAGAATGGGTGAATCAGTTAGAACAAGACTTAGCTAAGGGTGATAACTCTTATGTTTGGACTTCTATACCAGACAAGGTAACAGATCAGATAAAGAAATTAGGCTATCAAGGAATTATTGATACGGGTGGTAAAGGTGGTGATCTTTATGGTCATCAAGTGGTTATACCATTTCAGCCTTCACAAGTTCGTTCCCGCTTTGCAGCCTTTGACCCATTCCGTAGACATGAAGCAGACATTCTCGCTGGTGTAGGCGTTGGCGGGATGTTAGACCCTCAAGCAATAGCTGAAGCACTTAGACAACAGGACAGAAAATGACCGAAACTCCAATCGAGAAGTATCTGAACGTAATCGGTAGCTATGACAACGAGTTCAAGAAGTGGGAGGCTCGTTCTGCAAAGATCGTCAAACGCTACAGAGATGACAACCGCAGCCAGAACTCTAACGAGACGGCAAAGTTTAATATTCTCTGGTCAAACGTACAGACCTTAATCCCAGCGGTCTATTCTAAGCTGCCTATGGCTGACGTATCGCGTAGGTTTGGAGACAATGACCAAGTAGGTCGTGTTGCCTCACAGATCATTCAGAGGGCTATTGACTACGAGATTGAGCATTACCCAGACTTCAGAGCGACTATGAAGAACGCGGTGCAGGATCGCTTTCTTGGCGGTCGTGGTGTCGCATGGGTACGCTACGAGCCACATCTAATTGAGCGTGATATGCCAGAAGATGGGCTACAGGTCACTGAGGACGCTGATGAGGTAGAGAACGATACAGCAGAGACATACGAGGAGATCGAGTACGAATGCGCTCCTACAGACTACGTTCACTGGAAGGACTTTGGTCACTCAGTAGCTCGTACATGGGAAGAGGTCACGGTTGTATGGCGCTGGGCTTACATGACGCGAGAGGCGCTTATAGAGCGTTTTGGCGAGGAGTCTGCAAAGAAGATACCTTTAGATAGTGGCCCACAGACACTAACTTCCTACGGTCAGTCTAGCAAAGAGCATACTAGAGCAAAGATATGTGAGCTATGGGATAAGGAAAGCGGCAAGGTCTACTGGTTTAGCAAAACCAGCAACTACATCATAGACGAGCGTGATGACCCCATCGAGGTCGAAGGCTTTTTCCCTTGTGGCAAGCCTCTGTACGCTACTTTAACCTCTGACTCACTCGTTCCTGTACCTGACTTCGTGCTGTATCAAGATCAGGCTACAGAGCTGGACATTTTGAGCGACAGAATTGACGGTCTGGTAAAGGCTCTAAGAGTGCGGGGAGTATATGACGCAAGCCAGCCAACGCTACAACGTCTGCTCACAGAGGGAGACAATAATACTCTGATACCTGTCGATAAGTGGATGGCTTTTAGTGAAAAGGGTGGCTTAAAGGGTAGTATCGACATCCTACCGCTAGATGTCATAGCTAGTACGCTCATCAACTGCTACCGGGCAAGAGAGGACATAAAGAGCCAGATTTACGAGATTACGGGCATATCTGACATTATTCGTGGTCAGACCAGTGCAAGCGAGACTGCAACTGCTCAACAGATCAAAGGCCAGTATGCAGGGCTAAGATTAAGAGCAATGCAGGAAGAGGTAGCATTGTTTGCGTCTAGCCTGATTAAGCTAAAAGCGCAGATCATGTGTACCAAGTTCCAGCCACAGACTCTATTGCAGTATGCGTCTGCACAGCAGATGTCTGAGGCAGATCAGCAATTGATACCACAGGCTATAGAGCTTCTTAAAGACTCGCCACTAGCTAACTTTAGAATAGATGTCGAGGCTGACAGTCTGGTGCAGTTGGATGAAGATCAGAACAAGCGCAACCGTGTAGAGTTCCTACAGGCGTTCGGCGGCTTCTTAGGTCAAGCCTTACCTGTAGGCCGTGAGTCACCTGAGATGATACCAATGCTGGTAGAGGTCATGAAGTTCGGTATCGGAGCGTTTAAGCAAGCAGAGCCGATTGAAGGCACGTTAGATACCGCACTGGAGCAGATGAAGGCAGCATCACAGCAGCCACAACAGCCGCAGCCTGACCCTGAGCAGATGAAGATGCAAGCACAGCAACAGTCTGAACAGATGAAGATGCAAGCAGATGCACAAGCCGCGCAGATGAAGGCTCAGATTGACGTACAGGCTCAACAGGCACGAGTACAGGCAGATATGCAGATCGAGCAGATGAAGCTACAAGCAGACGCACAGCTAGAGCAGATGCGCCAACAGATGAAGATGCAGGAGCTACAATACCTAGATCAGTTTAATCGCTACAAAGCACAACTAGACTCATCTACTCGCATCATGGTCGCAGAGATAGGCGCAAAGGCACAGGTAGACAAGGTGCGTGAGGCAGAAGAGGCCGCTAATACTGAAGTAGCTATTGTTCTGGGGCAAGCATGAGAAAATCTTGGGTATATATAGACGGAGAAGCCGTAGAGGTAGGCGCAGAGCGATACGATGCTAAGGTCTACATCATGCCTGACATCGCTCCCTATAAGTCTATGGCTGATGGCACAATGATTACTGGCAGGGCTATGCACCGTGAGCATCTAAGGAAGCATAACTGCTTTGAAGTCGGTAACGAGACTATGACAAGCCGCGCACCTGTCGTAAAAGATACACGCAGAGAAGTATTAAGCGCACAATTAGCAAATATGTCGCATTCCCAAGCTAACAA